CTGTGCGGCGGGCAAGCCGGTAGCCGCGCACGTTGTGCCCTTCGATCTCAAAGCCGCGATCACGAAGCCGGTTGATGTAGGTGAACATGATTGCGTGCAGCACGCCGACATCATCGGCCAGAACACGCCCGTTGACCCAATCGCCATGATCGAGGCGGGCAAGAATGGCCCTTTGGCGGCGGCCTAGTCGCTGCTGCATTATTCCGCCTCCTGTGCCATCGCATTGGTTTCAGCCCGCACCTGTGCAGCGAGGGCGTCCTCATCGATGCTGTGCGCCTCGCCCATGTCGCTGTCGGCGCGGCCTTCCTTGGCATCGCCACCGATCGCGGATTGCAGCGTATCCAGCTTGCTTGCCTTTTTCGGCGCGCCTTCGATGGGCGGGAATTCATCGTCCGCCGATATTTCAGAGCGCTTGATGCTCTGGTAGCTGATGCGCAGATTGGCCAGGTCAACAGGCGTGAAGCGATCGACCGGGCCATGCTTGGCCTCGATCCGCGACTTATCGATGCCGATTTGCGCAAAGGCTGTCAGCAGCTTGGAGACACGGACGGGCAAAGGCTCCTCCGCTTCACCGCGCTCCAGCGTGTTGCGGCACTCCTCCTCTGCCGCCTTGACCAGATACGGAGGCAGCACGTTCAGGATGCACTCGCGCAGGCGGCGCGCGCCCATGTTGGCGTTGTTCTCGTAAATGTCGCGGGCATCGGTCAGGCGCGACGGCCCACCCTTCTTATCGCGCAGATGAGGCACGATGAATTGCGTTCGCGATTGGGTGTTGGTTTCCAAATCCCACGCGCGGGCCAGCATTTCGGAGTAGCCATCTTCATCGTTGCGCTCCAGCTCGATCACGTCATGCATGATGTTTCCCCAACAGCGCGCCAGTTCGCGGGCGATGTGGATGGTCAACCCGGATACGCTGCCACCGCCCCGGCTGAATTTGAAAAATGCACCTTCTGCGACTTCACGGGTGCGGCACGATTCCAGCGCCTCGTTCAACGCTCTGGACTTATCGCGGGGCCGGTTGGCGGCCACCACAAGCGCGCCTTGCACTTCTGCGATAGCGCGGGATTGCTCGACAACGGTGGCCTGACTGGCCCCCTGCCCTGCCGCGCGTGCATTGCCGCCCAGGATATCGGCGGCGGTGCGGCGCTGTTCAACGATCTGAGTTGCCATGATCAATTACCTCCATTGGCGCGGCGGTCCAATTCCCGCTGCGCATTCCATTTCAAATCTGCTTCCATGCTGTCCTGCCGGATCATCCAACCCAGAAAGCCGCCGTCGATGTCGGACCACTTCTTGCCGCGCCATTCTGCGCCGATTGGGCAGGTTGGCAGAAGGCGCGGTTCTTTGGTCCACGCGATCATCTCGCGGCCAGTCGATCCCGTGTTGAACAGGGCGAGCAGGATATGCGCGGTCACATAGGCATCGGGTCCAGCACGGTGCGCAGGCTGGGTTTTCACATGGTCAAGTGTGACTAACCCCTGATCCTCCAGCCAATACCGCAAGGCTCCGTTGCTATGGCTGGGTGCATCGGGCCAGACACGAAGGGCGGCTTTATAGGTGCAGATGACCGGCACCGGGGCAGTGAAGAACTTCAATTCGAAGTCTGCATTATGTGCGGCGATGGCGTTGATAGTGCCGGAACTGCTAACCCACATCTTTTCAGGGTCGAATTCATCCCACCCTTCGCAGTCATCCATTCGGATGTGATGAACTGCGCGGACCTCTGGCGGCATTTCGCGAACGCCACACATCCATGTGGACGGGAAGGTATCTACGCGCTTTTCTTCAAGGTGAAGATCGCAAAACCCAACCTCGCAAACTTGCGCTGGCGGCTCCATGCCTGTGGTCTCAAAATCAATGACGCGGATAATTGTCATGCTGCGATGGCCTTGATGTAGAAGCGCCGGTGTGGCCGCTTGCCCTTGATGACGGTGCCAACCATGTCGGCGGTGATTTCCTTATCCGGTTGCCCGGCGATGGTCGGAACCTTCACTGAGAAGCCCTCGACCATGGCAAATTCGTTCTCGCCAACCTTGTCGAGTATCTCGGCTTGCAGTGCCTCGACCCGCTTCTCAGCTGCGCGCTTGTGTTCCGTGGCATCCAGATATTCGGCGGCCAGATGCAGCATCCGGTTGTCGTGCCGCAGATCGACCGCGCCACCTGACGTTTGCGCGTAGACTTGCGCCAGCGCGCCCTTGTCGCGGGTGTAATCCGGCTTAGGTGGCCTGTTCTCTGCTATGGATGTCCAGAAGGTCGAAACGCGCGCTTCGATGTCGGCGTAAATGATCGGGCGGAAGTCATACTGATACCGCTCCAGCTTGTTGCCGCCGACCAGAACGATCATGTCGCCCCAAAGGCAGGCATCAAGCCCGACATAGGTTTGTGTCTGGAGAAGGTAATTCAGGGGCGGCTCGCCATCCCATTTTTTCCATTCCAGCCAATCGACCATCTTGGTTTCAAGGATGCCGGGTCCGCGCAAAGGACAGGTGACGCGCCGGTCAGGATGCCCGCCAAGCCCCTTGCCATTGTGCAGGTTCTTGACCTGCTCACGATCGACGTAATTCCAACGCTCCTTAGCGGCCTCAATAATTTCACGCTCGAACCGGACACCCCAATAAGCACGCTCGTTCTCAGGGACGCCATCGGGGCCGATCGCGTTGAATTCACCCTGCGCCAGCTTACCAGCCTTGCGCTGCCACAGTTCATATTCGGTCAGCCAAGGATGGCAGCCAAATAGAGCGGCAACCTCCGAAGCGCCGATGTGCGACTGGCGGAAAGCATCATCACCATCCCCCGCCACGATCTGAGCCAGCGCGTTCATGCCGCATTCTCCGACTGGTAGCTGAACCCATAGGCCGTCCAGTGTTCGCCGGGGATCACGTCGCGGTGATCTTTGAGCTTCCAGACGCGCCAATGGCCCGGATCATCCATAGGGACACTTTTGATGCCCATGACAAAGCAATCGCCCGGCTCATCGCGCGCAATAAAAGTGCCATCGCTAAAGCTGGCAAATTGGTCCCGCACGACTGCGGTAAGGCTATGAACCTCTTTTGCGCCGTCTCCGCCATCAGTGAAGATGGCGACAATATCGCCGGTAAATAGAGGCTTCCCTTCCAAGTCTCGAAAGCCCGCTGGATGGCCTGTGGTGCATAGGCGACATTTGCCGCTCATGACGTAGGTTACGTTCACGCCTACATTGCAGAAAAGGCTGTCCAATACGACAGCTATGTGACCCGTGGACGCGAATGGGAAGATGAAGGCTGTAGCTGCCACATCAATCCGCCCTGTGGTTTTTGCATTCGCCAAACCGATGAGGATGAGGACGCCGCCATCGCCGCAGCAACGGGGGACGCGAAGTGAGCGATCTCACCGAGGCGCAAGTCAATTTCATTGATTGGCTGGGCGAAGGCAGCGGCGAATGCGTGATGGATCGCTACGGGCGCTTTGTCTCGCACGGCGAAGTCAAGGGTAACGGCTATGCCATGACTATCCTTCGCCTGATCGCCCTTGGTTACGTGGAAGGGTGCGGTCCATGCCGGTTTAAGCTGACGGGTAAGGGCAATCGCTCCGTCACCACAAGGGGCAACCCGACGCATTCCGATCAATATGCGGAATATTGGGGTTCGCCAAGCCCGCTCCATGCGGCCCATGGCCTGCGCGAGGAGGATTTTGAATGACCCATTATTTTGACGGATTCACGCAGGACATTGAGTGCAAGCGCTGCGATGGCAATGGCTGGATCCCGCGCAGGTGGGGCTTCAACAGTCGCGTTCAGTTGACCGAGGAAGATTGCCCCGACTGCTGCGGCCATGGCTGGCGTCCGATGACGCAGGACGAGATTGACGACGCTGCGGCGGACGCATTTTCGGACATGTGTGAGGGTGAACCGCCAATCCCCATGGCAGAGCGCCACCAGATGGCAGCCGATGAAAAGCGGAGGCTGCGGTCATGAGCGACAAGATCGCGCCACGCACCGCCTACGAGGGCGCTGGAGGCTGGAAGGATGGCCGGTTCGGCCAAGCCTATGATCTGATTGCCGATGCGCTGAAAGAGCGCGGCGTCGAGATCGGGCGTCACAAGCTGTTGGAGGCAATCGAGGCGGAGGACGACAACTATGCCCCGTCCTAAGGCCCACCGCCTCCCACCCCGCGACCGCACGGAGCCGGGCATTTGCGTACCCGACACGCCGTTTCAACTGGCTCTGATCTTCGTCGGATGCCTCGTTCTTTTCTTTGCCTGGATGTGGGCAATTCCAAATGCTGGAGGGTGAGAAATGGCTGATACACAAAGCCCAACCGCATACGCCGAAATGGCGAAAGCCTTGATGGCAGTCGTAAACGCTACACGCGCCTACCTGCCGCCAGATGGGATCGACGCGCAAGAGTGTCTGAACCGGATACTCGGCGCGACCGACAACGCGACGATCAACCCAATCATTTTTGAAATCGAGCGGGCGGCTGCCTGTGATGCGGAGATTTGACGATGGCTACCGTAATTGAAAATCCAGGCACCGCGATTGTCGCAGCCGATGCGCCGACCGCCGTTGTCCTGTTCGACAATGAGAAGTTTGACGCCTTTCTGGCCAAGCTGAAAGCCGATGTCGCCGCTGTCCCGGTCGATCTGACAACCAAGAAGGGCCGCGATGCCATTGCGTCGGTCGCCGCCAAGGTGCGCAGCGAGAAAGCCTCGATCGACAAGGACCGTCTGCGCCTGACCGCTGAATGGCGCAACATGACGGCGCAGGTCAACGGCGCGTGGAACAACATCAAGGAGCAGATGGATGCTCTGGCCGTGGAAGCCCGCAAGCCGCTGACTGAATGGGAACAGGCCGAGAAAGACCGCAACGAGCGCGCCGATGCGATTATCAATCAGTTGGCGCGCGATGCGATGGTCAGCCTTGATGATAGCGCCGCCGATGTGCGGGCGCGAGGTATGTCCGTCTATGAAACCGCGCTGGACCCGACGCTATTCGGTGACAAGCTGGAAACCGCGCAGCAGGCGAAGGACCATGCGATCAGCCAGCTTAAGGCAGCGCTTGCCCGGTTGACGCGGGAGGAAGCCGAACGCGCCGAACTGGAGAAGTTGCGCCAGGAAGCCGCCGCTCGTGCTGAGGCTGATCGTATCGCGGCAGAGCAGGCAGAGGCGGAGCGCGCAGAAGCGGCGCGGATCGAAGCTGAGCGCATTGCCGCCGAACAGGCCAAGGCGGACGCGGAGAAGCGCAGGGTCGCCGCTGAGGAGGTAGAGGCAGCGCGGATTGAGCGCGCCAAGGCCGAAGCCGCTGAACTGGCGGAACGACAGGCACGGGAAGCCGCCAAGGCCGAGCAGGATCGGCGCGACGCTGAACACGCCCGCCAGTTGGCAGAGGCGCAGGCAGAGCGCGACCGTATCGCCGCGCAGGAAGCCGAACGCCAGCGGTTGGATGAGCAGGCCCGTGCGGAACAAGCCCGGCGCGACGCCGACCAGAAGCACCGCACCGCCGTCATGCGCGCCGCCAAGGAGGCCATCATGACGTGCGGCGCAGATGAAGAAACCGCCAAGAAGATCGTGCTTCTGATCCGCGCTGGCGATGTCCCCCATGTGACGCTGAGGTTTTAATTATGAGCAATCTTACCAGTGGCGACCTTCAATTGGTCGTAAGCCGTATCCCGCGCGATCTTCGTAAAATCATGCAGGACAAGCAAATTTTTGTCGGAGGCGGATTCATTCGCGAGACGATCGCGGGCAATCCGGTTCAGGACATTGACCTATTCGGACCTGACGTTGCGACCTTAAAAGCCGCCGCCGACTATCTTGCATCAGGGCGTGAGGGGGCGAAGGTCCATACCACCGACAACGCAATGACTGTTTTGTCAGCGCCGCGCTTTCCCGTGCAATTCATAACACGGTGGCTGTTTAACGATGCGGAGCCACTTGTCGCGTCTTTCGACTTCACCGTCTGCCAAGCGGCCATCTGGTTTGATCGCGGCGCAAAGCTGTGGCGTTCGCAATGCTCCGATGGCTTTTATCCCGATCTGGCCGCGCGCCGCCTGACATATACCGCCCCGGTTCGCGAGGAAGAAGCGGGTGGCTCCATGCTTCGCGTCCGCAAATTCCTTGCGCGCGGATACAATATCCAAGCCTTTTCACTTGCTGCGGTCATCGCGCGCGTCGCCATCGCCGCCGCCATAACCGCGCAAACAGATGAAACGGATGCAACATTCGCGATCAGCCGCAAGCTGATTGAGGTTGACCCGCTTCTGCTGATCGACGGTTTTGAGCCCGTTGATGAACATGAAGTTTCCCGGGGAGAAAGCGCATGACGGACAACCCATTCGCGCTCGATTATGTCGAGCCAAAGCAGGACGACATTTTCGAGGCGTTCGATCGGGAGCGCGTCGAGACGGGCAAGGCTGAGCCGGAAGCGGCTAAGCCTGCCGCAGGGAAGCCAGCGCGCGCTGGCAATATCACCTACCATCCCGAACTGATCCAAGGTTCGGATGAATGGTTGGCGTTGCGTCTGGGTATTCTCACTGCCAGCGAGATCAAGCACATCCTGACTGCTAAAACGCTCAAGAAGTCCAGCAACGACCGCGAACGCCAGCATGTGTTCGACATATTGTCGCAGCGGATCACCGATTATGTCGAACCACATTATGTGTCGGACGATATGATCCGTGGGAAAGATGATGAAATCGAGGCGCGCGCGCAATACGCCAAGCACTTTGCGCCGGTACAAGAAATCGGGTTCATCACCAACGATTGTTGGGGTTTCACGATCGGATACAGCCCCGATGGCTTGGTGGGCGACGATGGCCTGATCGAGTGCAAGAGCCGCCGCGCGAAATATCAGGTCCAGACGATCGCCGAGAATGAAGTGCCGGAGGAATATATCCTCCAGCTTCAAACCGGCCTGCTAGTGTCTCAACGCAAGTGGATTGACTTCGTGTCATACAGCGGTGGCCTGCCGATGTTCGTCAAGCGCGTCTATCCAGACCCGACAATTCAGGCCGCGATCATCGACGCCGCAACCGACTTTGAACAGCGCGTGGAAGAACGCGCGCGCCAATATCACGCCACCATAGCAGCAATGCCGGTCCTGATACCGACAGAGCGCAAGATTGAGCAGGAGATGCACATATGAACGACATGAGCGCTGTGATCGTGCCGAAAAGCGATCAAATCAACGCAGAGGACTTCCTTGCGGGTCCGCAGGTTTTCACCATCGATAGCGTGTCGATCAGCCCCGGCACTGAACAGCCGGTGTCGATCAGGCTGGCCGGCGAAAGTCGTGTCTGGCGTCCCTGCAAGAGTATGAGCCGTTGTCTCGTTGCTGCATGGGGACCGGACGCCCGCCTCTATGTCGGACGCTCCGTCCGCCTGTTCTGCGACGCCAATGTCACATGGGGCGGCATGAAGGTTGGCGGAATAAGAATTTCGCACATGTCGCATATCGAGCGGGACATGGTGATTGCCCTGACCGCGACCAAGGGCAAGAAGGTCATGGCGACCATCAAGCCGCTTGTGATCGAGCAAGCTAAACCCGCCGCCGATGGTGCCGCCAATTGGGCAAATGAACACATCGCCCGCCTTGGCCAGATCGACACGCCCGAAGCGCTGGCAGCCCATATCGAGGCTGGCGCAAAGTCGGTCGCCAAGCTGGAGGCGACGCGGCCCGACCTGCACACCAAGGTCATGGAAGCCTACGAAATTCGCCGGGACATGCTGACCCCGCTGGATGGCAAGCCGGAAAGCGAGACGGGCGAGGGGTTTA